GACCAAAATGCACGGGAATCAGTGGCCAACGTTCTCTCATCCATTCTATTTTGTCATGGAACGCTGACCACATATCGTTGTCCTGTGGTATAGCAGTAAGCATACATAGTTTCCATCCCAGTTCATGACAAAACACCTCCGCAGTCTGCATAAGTCTACGTGCCAGAGTAGTTTCTGGTAAGTGTCTATAAAAGTCGTCGATGGCCTGTATTTTGTTCCATTGATCGTCGGGTAATCTGGCGTTAATATCTGGTACTGCAACCTCCAGTACTTGAGCAGCTTGCGTTTTAAAGTCGGCCACAACGCCGTCCATGTCTATATATAATATTGGCATAATTATGTTTGTATTTTACTATGTCAAAATATTTATTATTAAATACAGCTATGAGAAATAATTTAAAGCAGAGTTTTATTGGGAATTTATTAGTAGCTCATCCCAGTAATCCTCGAGATGATTTACATCAAGCTGTGATATTAATCACTGATCAAAGTCACCATCAAGTTCAAGGGTTAGTAATAAATTCTGTGTTGCCCACAGTCACTATAGGCAACATAGCATTAAGTTCAGGTTTTGATCCCATGGAAGTGATATCATGTTCCATATCACAGAATCACATATATTGGGGCGGCCATCATTCCATGCACAAGGTTTCGGTAATACACAGCAATGATTGGTCTGGCATGAGTACGCAGTCGTTAACTGATGAACTGTGCAAAACCAATGATATATCAGTGATCAGCGCATTGATCAAAGATCAAGGACCTGACCAACATCGCATCATCGCAGGGTGTTGTATCTGGATGGATCTAGCCAAAGAGTTAGCCAATCAAAATATTCGCAAGTGGGAAATCATGCCAGCAACATCGGCATTGGTGTTTGATCGTGATCATGACAGCACATGGCAGCGTGGTCTAAAGCAAGCATTGAAGTATAACACTTCACATTATATGAACAGTGACTTCAATAACGTGATTCGGGATCAGAATTAATCACGTTCAGGGTTTAATGCTGCCAACATACCGCGTATTTTTGGAGCCTCATTATTGGTATTAGCAGTTTCTTTGGATGAACGTCGATTCAATATATCAGTGGTACTGGCTGTGGTCACCACAGATGTTCTTTTAATTGAGTTCAACACGTTGTGGGTATTAGCGGCTGATGTGGTATTATTGGAGTCTTCATCTTCGCCCAAGTCCGTGATTCTCAGGGTATCTAAATTAAACTCCAAGTCCACTTTCTGTCCCACGCCGCTACTGGAACGTGTTTTCATAAATTGAATTTGATATCTACCACGTTCCTTCATGGCTCTACTAGTAAAAATACCTATGACATTATCTGCGGTCATGATCTTGCTCAAACCACCCGAAATATGGCTGTGATCAAATTCAATTTCCTCCACGGCACTACGATTTAGTTGTGATGCTGTGACTGTGATACATTGTGTTTCCATGGCTAAATTTCTTATCTCTTCACTGACATATTTGTCTTTGACAAACAAATCACTGGGACTTACCTTCACTGACAAAGGCATCATCAAATCGAGGTAATCTATGAGTAAAACGTCTGGTTTCACCCCAGTTTTTACCTGATATTCCTTCAAATAGGCTCGAATATCGTTGCAATTTTTTCCTGAAGGCATATACTTAATCTGTAGATGTCCTGCACGTTTTTCCAGGGTTTTTACCTTGAGTTCCACGTCGTCAATCTTACGGAATATTTCTCTAGTGCCAATGCCTGTGGTCATGGAATCCAATCGCATACTGACCAAATTTTCGCTAAGTTCAAAAGTGAGATATATCACGTTCAGGCCCTGCAGGGCCCAGTTCACACCCAAGTTGGCCAGGAATAGACTTTTGCCGCCACCTGAAGCTGCGCAGAAAATGTTAAGTTCGCCGCGATTAAAACCACCATACAGTTTTTTATCCACTGTGGGCCAGCCTGTAGTGACCTGTCCATTATTGTTTTTCAAGCCTTCCAATCTAGCTCTAGGGTCCGCAAAGTAGTCAGTGCCCATGTCTTTGTTGAGGCTGATCTGTATAGCGTCTTTGATTAATTTTTCCACTGGGCCATAGTCGCCAGATTCCAATAAATCACTGCTTTTAATAATAGCTCGTTCCAAGCCCTTGTGCCTACTGAATTGTTCAAATTCGGCCATAAGCCATTCGTAGTTTTCTTTGGGTAGTTGGATATTTTCAAAGTCCTGTCTAGTTGAGGCATTGACAATATTGACCTCGGGCATGATCTTGTAGTCGTCCACGTATTTGTTAATAAATTCTGCGGCTGATTGTAGACGTTGATCAAAATTTTCTGGATCAAAAATATTTTGACAGCGTATAAAAGTTTCTGAATCACCCAAGAACATTTCCAGATACAATTTCTGCATGGCATAATCGTAATTGGGTTTAGGGTTATTAATTTTGAGCATTTTTTAATTTTTTCTCTAGTAAATGTAAATTTATCTCGCCAGTGACCTGGTAGTGTAAAATTGTTGACAATGTATATAATCTTCCATAGTGTTTCACAGCATCTGCCACATCTTTGATGTGATCTTCCCACGGTGGCATACTCACTGACCATTTTTCTTTAATAGCAGCGTTAATCATTTTGGCACCAGCCGAGTCTCTATCTGGCACCACTATGACTGGCCTATTCAAAGCATTAATTCTAGTGCATTGTGTTTCGTTGGGTTCGTTGTGCATGATAGCCACACCATCAATGGCAATAGCATCAAATTGACCTTCAGTGACTATGACAAATTTTCTATCAGAATTTTGAGCATCTATGTTGAACACGTAGCCAGGTTGAGCATCTGTTAGATATTTGGGTTTTCCATGTTGAATTTTTCTACCAGTATAACCCACTATGACTCCGTTGTGATAAAAAGGCAATATTGCTCTATCACGGAACCCCGGTGCCGCACTCCAATGCCAATTATACCATTCCCAGACCATACCACGTACATTTATCAAGTAGTCAACCACATCCAGTAGTTCAGGATCCTGAGCACCTTCAGACAACCAAACATCAATGGGCAAACAGTCATCAGGCAAGGCACGTTCTAACAAACTAAAGTTCAATGGTTTCTTCATTATGGGTTGATCGTCTTTGACCTTAAGTGCAGCCAAATTCAATCGACCAATATCGTTTTCGCTCATGCCCAGCCATTTAAACAAGTTTCTAGTATTTTTGCTCAGTAGTTTACCTGGACTCCAACCTGCTTTAAAATTGCAATTAAAGCAATGCCAAGTAAAACTGCCATCGGCACTGGTTCTAAATCCACCACGCATTCTAGTATCAGAATTCTCGCCGTTATGGGTACAGCATATCGCGTTGACGCTGGTCCATCCACTAGGGGTGGATTTTCGTTTCGCAGGCAATAAAGTTAAGAGTGCATCTTGGATTTCGTTCACAGTACTATATTAGCTTCTATATAGTACTTTGTCAAATGATCCGAAATAAGTGGGGTTATCGTTGGTAGTATCACCAGGTCTAGTACTGGGAGTATAGATAATTTTGATATATGTATAAACACCAGTAATTGTCACGTAATCAATATCAGTGTCGCCAGTATAAGTCAAAGTATCAATTAAGGAATACCAAGCATCATTATCGGGGTTATTGTTCAAAGTGCCTAATATTTTTACCACACCTTTGAATTTTGTCATATACATCACTAGGGTATGTAATGCAGAATTGCCAGAGAATTCTGGGTAGGCATATATATTTCCGCTGGGGTAATAATATAAACCTGTAGTAGTGTCCAAAGTTTTTAAAAATGATATCACAGTTTGGCTGGGTTTGAATAATGGATAAATGTCGTCGGCCAAATTTATCAAACCGTTAATGCCGTAATAGGTATTGCTGTATGCTGGTAGGAATTCACCGTCTTGATCTAAATATTTTACGCTAAATTTGTATGCAGTGGCAGCCAAATCCACAGTATCGGCTTCTAAAAAGTCAAGTTCTCCCAAACCTCGTAGATTTGGAGTACATGCAGTTAACACAGTGGATGAAGTCACCGGTAACGAAGTATAGTTATTCAAAGTAATAGTATTAGTAGTCACTGCCACAATCACAGAATTGGGTTTAATACCAAACCCATTAATTATTTGACCAACTTTCAATGTTTGAGCAGTGTTAATATGCAAAGTATTGCTAACTGCGGTTTGATTAGTTATGATGTTAAATGTAACAGAGTCATCTAAAATTGTAATGGGTTTTTCCAGCAGCAATCTTTGATTTATTGCATCAAACATGGAGAATACAAAAGTGCCAGAATTTGACATTGACAGTAATTTTTGATCACTATTTTTAAATTGGAATTGAACAGTGTTTTTCACACCTTTTTGTATTTTAATATCTTGTTGGTACATATTTTGATTAACTCCCATGACGGTGGTGTCCAAATCCAGCGTGACCTTACATACATTTGGATATAAATAGATTGGTAAACTTAACATATATGATATTTATCGTTTAATAATGTATTCAACTTCAACTTTTCAAAATCTCCATCCTTTTATTTCCTGTTTAAAGATCAGTAATACTGAATGTATAGGCATCGTCATAAATTTAGATATACATGTCACTAGTATTTACGATATTGAATTAATTAGAACAGATGATCGTAAAAATTTTTTAGAATTGGGCGAAACTTGGTGGTGGGAAAGTAACCGTAAATTGCCAATCAGTATTTTCCTAAAAAAGGAAATGCAGGAATTTAGGTATGCTATTAAAACGTTCAATAGCAAGGATGTTGAAGTAATATTTGGACCCACTGTAAATCTCAGTGAAATTGCAGAAAAGCGTATCAAACGCAAATCTATACAGTTGGTTAGAGTGCCTAAGAGTACCCAAGACTGACCTGTTCACAGATCAAATTCAATTGTACCACAATTACTGATGCATAGGAAATAGCATGACTTCGTTTAAAGAAATAGGCATTTTCAATCTTTGTCCAAACATCATCCTTAATAGACTCGAATCCTTTTTCTTTGCATATTGGGATGAGATGTTTTTTGCCAGGCCTAATCAAAGCCAAGACCATAGCTAATTGTTCAACAGTCTTGGGTTTCAATTCTTTTATCAAATTATGATAACCATTGATATGAAACAGTTGATCACACACCATCTGATCTTCTAACAAGTCCCATAATGGTTCGGTGTTGAGCAAATCAATTAAATGTTGTTCATTTCTCACACCATTATATGCACTAACGTTCAAGAAATCTATTTTAAAATAACCACGTTGTTCTGCTTCTTTATAATCAATATTAGCAGTGCCAGTCAACGGGTTGTAGGGAATTGGAGTACAATACACTCCGGTATTGTGTTTTTTAAAAATACCATCTCGATCTTGAATAGATGCAGGTATATGTTTGATAACATCAAGTATCTGAGTTCTGTCTACAAAATCAATATCAATATCAGGCATCTACTATCTCTTGATAAGTTGGTGAGTAATTTCCCAAATGCTGTACAGATATACCTGCAGCAACATTAGCAAATAGTATAGCTTCTACAATGTTTTTGGTCAAAAGATATTGTACAGTCAAAGCAGATATAAATGTATCGCCTGCGCCACAGACATCGCTGACATCAACAGGCACTGCTGGATAAATTTTGTTAAGATGTCTCACACCTTTATCGCCCAGTGTAACGATTAAATCAGAACATTCACTGCTGAGTTTGTTATATTCAAACTCATTGATTTTGACAAAGGCTCCTTGAAATTTCGCCAAATCTTTCTTTTTTGTATCTATAAAAATTGGACCTTTAAATTCTTTTATTAAATTTTGAACCATGTCATAACTAATAGTGCCTTTTTCATAATCGCTGATAACAATAGCGTCATATCCTGGAGGAATAATAGTTTCAAATATTATAGGATCAGAAACAACATCATCGTCAATTCGAACAATGTGTTGTTTACTTCTAGAATCAATCAACCTAGTTTTGGTACTGGTGTTGCCTGAAAGATAATCAACCTTACAACCAAGTTTTTCTAAATTTAATTTGACATTGCGAGCCATGCCGCCGCGTTCTTCGCTGTGGCTGAGTTTAAACACAGGCACTGGTGCTTCGGGACTGATTCGATCCACGGTTCCAAATTGATATACGTCGACGCAATCATCGCCGATCAATAATATCTTCAATAATTTTTGTGGTTGAGTAGTCGCCAATTCTGTCATAATAGATTACCTGGTTACAATATCGATGTGCAGTAGATTGTGTATCTTTTTTCCAATCACTGCCTTTGACATAAATGTCTGGTTTGTAAGTTTGCATAATTTGTATCAGTTCATCAGTGGAGTCAAAAATCTCCACACTATCAACTGCTTTTAAATTATACAGGAAAAATTTTCTATTGTTTTGATTATTGATAGGACGAGTTGGACCTTTTAATTCTTTGACTCTGCGGTCAGTATCAACGGCTACCAATAATTGATTTCCTAAACTTTTTGCGTAATTTAGTAATTCAATATGACCACGATGTAGAATATCAAAAGTACCGTTAACCATTACCTTCATAATTGTCTTTCAATATCTTCTTCAACACAATGTTCTCCGTATTGAATTTCAATCAATTTGAGTGGTTGATCAGTTTCATTGCACAACATGTGCCATTCTTGTTGTTTGATGTGTATGTGGTTATGTGTTTTGAAATGTCCTATTAGATCATGATCGGTTGCATGATTTAGAGAGTAAACTGTTGCTTGCCCTTCAGCCACAAACCAAAATTCAGCACGGTGTTCGTGACGTTGCATACTCAAACATGAATTAGGCGCCACTGTGAGTTCTTTGAGTTTAGTATTTTTGCCTACTTCATGCAATACTCGATAGTAACCCCACAGGCGTTCTGTTTTAGGAGCTTTCCACTCTTGTAAAATCCAACTACTTGAATTTTTTTTATCTTCGCCGCCAACCCCAAATACAAAGTCTAAGTGGAGCATCTCTTGAAGTAGATCCATTTCTGGAATATTTTCTTTTGTTCGATCGCCACCGTTGGCAAAAATAATATGGTCATTTGGATGAATTGCTCTAACTTTTTTAATAGCATCTTTGGCACTATTATCGCTGTCGTCAAAGTTAATAACCCGATCAACATCGTAGAGAGCGGCAATAATAGTTGCACGTTCTTCCCAGGGCATAAATGGTGTTCCTTTCTTGCGTGTTAGCCACGCATCTGAGTTAACACCAACGATTAATTTGTCGCCTAATGATTTGGCTGCTTTAATATAGGCAATGTGGCCTGAGTGTAAGGGATCAAATCCGCCGGTAACTATTACAACTTTCATTTTTGACTATCACCTTTGCCAACTCGATAATTATCTTCCACACTATCTGGGGTACTAACTTCGATTACAGTGCCTTGTTCAATACATTCAAGTTGATGTGGTTTACAAGGTTCGTTGTGCCACACACTGCCATTATGCAATTCTTTTTCGTGTAGTTCAGCAGTAGCGGTATCAATCCAACGTACAATAAATTTGCCACTTTGTATGTACCAAGTTTCTTCTTTGTCTTTATGAAAATGCATACTGAATTTTGCACCTGTATTAAAGTTCATAAACTTGCCGCAATATTTGTCGTTGGTTGCCCAGATATACTCCGAGCCCCATCCTTTTGGAACTAGTCCTTTTAATTGTGTCATTCTGCTGTCTCCCAAAATCTACTTAAAAAGCTTTCTAGGTGACAACTATATTCTTCATTACCTGAATCTTTTATATAGTGTACCCAAATTTGACCATCTATTTCTATAGTGTGCAATACCCGAAATGTGTTACCTTGGGTGCCCGACCATAGACTTCCATTTTTTGGCATTTTCATAATTTTCCACTTTCAGCTAATTTTAATATTAGACTATAACTTTCGTATGCTTTTTTTACTGCCGGATATTTGTTTCTTAAAAACTTTTCTTGTTCTTTTTGTTCCATTAGTATTTCAAACATTCTGTAATGACCTTGTTTCTTCATGTTGTTAAACACTTGTGATTCAAAGTCAGCAATACGTTCTAATTCACTTTCTGCAATCTCTACAGTATACAGTGGCTCTGAATCATATGCAATTTCTTGTATTACTTTATTATAATCCATAGGATCATTAAAGTAGTTCAAGTTAATTTTATGATATCTACTGGCCCGTTTATTTGTATCAAGTACACGAATGCTGTGATGATTACAAAACTCTTTAATAGTTTCTGAGTTCATTTTATTCCTGCCTCTTCACATATATCTTTAATCAAAGCAGTATCGGCAGGAACTTCTCGAAATTTTTTCGTCCAATACGGCACATCAAAAGCCGGAGCAATCATATTCAACTGTTCGTCATTCATATTCTGAACCATTGCTTTACCACTGGCACAGTTCAAAATCACCCAACAACTAATTTTACCATTTAATATATCGTGTACTGCCCTATTCAAACTAACATATAAAAAGTAGTGTGCAAATTCTGCATTTTGATCATCAGCCCATTCCATCATAGTTTGTAATGTACGTTGTACTGCTGATTCCACAGGTTCAGTTTTTAATGTTTCGTATAGATATTGTTCATATAAACTGTCCTTACACCAATGATCTAATTTAGCACCACTTTTAATAACATAGTCTATGAACTTATCTGGATATAACGGATTTACATTATTAATAAAACTACCAAATTTCACAAATGCATTATAGTATGAGGTGTCGCAAAATTCTTCGTAAGTTTTTGATTTACCGCCTTGAGCCAATTGCCAAAATCTATTAAAGGCCATATATCCGGCCTGCACTCGTTTTTCATTTTTTTGTAAAGCACGACGCTTGCGTTCACACATATGTGCCACAAGAGTTTTTTCCTGCATAAAATTTTTATTGCAGTGAACACATTGAAAAGGTTGTTCAACCAGTGCTATCATTTGTTTAATTTAAATTTTTCCAATAATTTATTGGCATCATCAACTGTTAATATTTCAGGTTCATGATATATAGGTATCATTTTAATTTTAAATTTGTTAGGAGATTTATGGTCGTAGGAAATAGTAATATTATGTGTATTGGAATTCCAACAATATTGATTAAAATTAAGATTTAAAGATTTAATATTAGAGTAATCAAATTTATTCATATTCTTTCCTTTGTTTTTTATCAAAGCCCATTTTGTCAAATAGTTCTTCGTGATCTTTTTTATTCATCATGCTGGCCCATATTTTAATATCTTTAATTTTCATCGTGGGATATAATTCACAGAGTAATTTTTCAATTTTATTAGCTTTTTCTTTTTTACCAGCAGCCAAATAAGGATGATATGCAACAGCCCCTGTACCAATACCTGCAAATAATTGCCAAAGTAAATTTTTATGATTTTTACTTATTTCACTATAATTTTTATTAATCAACTCGTTGGTCATTTCCAAATACCATTCCTGTGTATCTCTGTCACCTTGTACATTGGACACATACCGCATTAAAATGTAAGGACTAAATGCTTTCTTTTCTTCATCCGTAAGATTTTCATAGAAATTATAATTCTTTAAATCTACTGCCTTGAGTTCTCTTTTAATATCTAATGCCATATTATACTGGGTGCCAAGAGGGCGGTTCAAGTTGATCTTTTTTACTCAAGTAATAAATTACTTTAACACGTTCCAATGCTTCATGTAAAGTGGGATTGGTTTTCGCTTCTTGCCGAATATTCCCCCATAATTGATCTTCTTTAAGATGTTCGTGCAATGGACGACCATCATTGGTACGGGGATCTGGTTTGCCTTCCATTTCGTATTTGTAACCAATTAACTTTCGTTCAGATTCGCCAAATTCTCTAGCGTAAATTTCGTCTCCGTTGCGTTCGTAAATATAAGTAGCACCAGGTTTAAGATTGCCCATATTACCAACACTTTGTATAATCTACTAGTTCACTTTGTCTACTTACTTCTTTGACAAAGTATGCACATCTTGGTTTGTCTCCTGATTCTAATGGTGTACATAATAGTTGCCCAGGACGCATTTTAGGAAAATACCATTTAACATCTTGATATACATCAATAATATCAATATTTAAAAATTCTGGCCTAAAACTACTTAGAGGATTAAAGCAAAATGTTTTAAAACCTCGATCGTTCAAACTGGTCAATGGTAGTACTTCCATATCTGGTCCTTCAGGGTCACCCACGATAGTACACCAATCCAAAGGCATAGTAAGTTCGTGATTGCCAATTTGTAAAACTGCGGCAGGACCAGTAAAACTTTCTAAAAATATCAGTGGTATGAAAAAATGATCTGGATTAGCACTATCGCTATTATCCAAAACAGCAAATCTCAAATCCTCGTCAATTTCGTCAGGCAACTCGTTAAGATAAAATACTTGGTCGTCTAAGGTTAAAATTTGCACGTTATAATTCCTTTATTATTATTGTAGCAGCATTATATTGTGGGTCTATCAACCTTTTTTACGGAAAAAGGATATTGTGCATCTTTATAGAAACGTTTTCGTTCAGTCAAATGACGTTTAGAATATTTTGTTGATGCACAAAAATCGTGTATGGTTACAAAATCTTTGTCTTCGGCTTTTCGAATACCTCGACCAATGCTTTGTATAACCCTAACAAAGCTTTTTCCGGGTTCAATAAGAACCAGATTAAAAATCCTAGGGATATTAATACCCACAGCGGCCACACCATAAGTCGCCACAATAACCTTGTTATCAACTGTTTTAACTTCATCATATTCTGCTTTACGATCTTTGGTTTTTACTTCGCCGCTGATAAACACACTGTCAGGTATTTTTTCTGTCATTGCCTTACCTGATTCAATTCTGCTAATTAATACTAGAGTGTTTCCAGTTTCTGAAATATTTTTAATCATATCGCAGAGATAGGTCATTCTATCATCATCAGTGACCAAATACTTTAATTCTTCTGCATAGTTTTTAAATTCTTTCCACTCTGCAGTTTGAACAATATTTACATGACAATTACTCAGCACTCCAGATTTCTGTAATTCGTGAGCATGTACATGATTTACTACTTCACCAAGACTACTTCTTATAGTCTGAAATTCGTGATCAGCTTTGGGAATAGTTCCAGTCAATCCCCATCTAATTGGAGTTCTTGCCAAATTCCTAGTCAACAAATCACGTAGAACATCGGCTTTGGCCATATGTACTTCGTCAACCATAACAGTCTGGACATTGGATAATAGTTGTGCCAATTTATTGGCTGCCACTTCATCCCAATTTTTACTATTCTTATCTAATATATTAAGACTTTGCCAAGTACAGATAGTATGAGTTTTATCTAGATCTTTTCTATCACCATAGTATACACCAACATCTAGACCACAATTGATAAAATCTTCAAGAGTTTGTTCAACCAAACTTTTATTAGGAACTATGGTTATAGTTCTGCCATATTTTTCACAAATTTTACTCAATGTTGCGGTTGTAATAGTTTTGCCAAAACCTGTGGCAATTTCCTGTATGCATTGTGGATTTTCTAAAAAGATATTAATTACTTCAACCTGATCCTCACGAAGTCTGATTGGTTGTCCCGCATACCTATGTCCTTCAGGCCAAGTTTTTTCGCCCCAAAAGTCAGCAGAGATTTTTTCAAATCCCAATGCAATGGGTGTGCGTTGATCTTCTAATTCAATATAAAAATTTTTACTTTCTAAATAATCCAACACTTGCGGTAGCATGGACAGATATGTAGTTCCGCCAAGTCCAAAGAAACTCACAGTGCCATCCCATCTACCTAATTTATAAGCAGGTCTAAATCTAGCAGTTGGATCTTCATATTTGAATTTTTTAACCAATGCTTTTCTAGTGCCGAGATCTAAATTTTCAATCTTAACATTGACTTCATCTCGAATTATGACTTTACAACTAGACAATTTTTACCTTTGATTTGGTTAAAGTTACTAAATTTTGGTGATCTTTTATAAATTCTCTAAGTGTATAATGTGCAGAATTATAACCCATATTAACAACACTATTGAATCTTATCCCTGACTTTTTGATAGTTTTGGGTAATTTATTGCTGACAAACACTACAGAAGTTTCTTCTGAAATTGGGTTATTTAATTGGTGATTCTTAACGAATTCGTTAAAATTTTTGCCATTTTCATTGGATAATCTGAACAAAACACTGATATTTTTTTCTGGTAGTGCCATACCCCTTAGAAGGTCGTATGCCAGTTGTAATTTATTTAATTCGGCCCCTCCAGGTACAATGAATAGTGTAGGACCAAGTTTTTTAATTATCAGTTCCAAACATTGTACATCTGCATTATCTATACAAAGATCAAATTCTTTGGTTATATCGTTAGATACAAATTTTTTAATTACAGGATTTAAATTATTGTCAATATATTGATTTATTTCATCGTCCCAAAGAGTTATACCAAATTTCCTTGCTTGAAAAATTGCAGATACAGTATCGGTAGTTGTAATTTCTGGTAAATGTTTTGGTGAATTTTTTATTTTTAAATCTTTGGTTAGTATGGGAGCATACTGGTCAATATTTGAAACAACCCTGGTAATTTGATCAACATAACTTTGATATTCATCATCATATTCAAATTTTGAATCATTAAACAAATCAACTAAAAATTTAATATTTTCTTCACTTAGTTCAAAGATCCAAGCACCTAATTCCTTATCCCATCTTTTCATGGATTTTAGTTGTTGTTTTCTAATTGTGTCCAATATTTTTTCATCAAACGGAAATCTAACTTCAATAACCTTGTTATTGAATAATCGATCATTAATTATTTTAATAGTTCGAACTATTGATGGCACTCGTATTTTATATTTAAATTTGGGGTTATCAATATATGTTTGAATGTCTCTACACAATAAGGATTCAATTTGAGTTTTATGTTTATTGATTAATTTGATTGCCAATGCAGATTGTTTTTCAGTTAGACCAGTGTTAGAAAAAGACAAATCTCTAAAACTGTAAATTACTTTACTGTCGTAGGCATTTTTAGTTATAGAAAAATGTGCAAGATAATCAATCAATTCTTCGATATACATAAATTTTTCTCATAGAACAATATCTTCTAGGCCAGCTGCCCGAAGTTTAATAATATTATTAATTTGATATCCTTTGATGTCAAGACCTTTGATTATACCTAACCATTGATTTCTTAACATAGCGAACTCATTGATAACTTTTTCCATATCAACAACATCTGCTTCACCTTCAACATATTTTTCACAATCTCGACTGCTCAAAGCACGTTGATAGTTTTCTAAAAACTTTTTAAAAGATTTGGACTTAATTCTACGTAACTCAATATTCAAATATTCCAATACAGCTTCAATTTCTTGAAGTTGATTAAATCTTTGTTCAACAATGCCAGGGAGTTGAGCAGAAGCTTTTTCTATGTGACCATATATTTTAACTTCTGCTCTTGCTTGATCGAGCTCGGTATAAAAGTGATCTAGGCAGTCAGGTAGATTTGAAATATCCCGACTGATTTTAGAATACCAAGACATGGATTACTCCTCGTCTTCGTAATAATCTTCATCGTCTTCTTCAATTTCTTCATCATTATCAAGAACTAGTTTGATTGCCTCGTCAAGATTAGGATCAAAATTCATTACTGCTTCCAAAGTACTTTGACTGACATCTTTTCCTAATAAAAAATCCACGTAATGATTAGCTGCGGTTTCTTTGTTTTTTTCTGGAATATATTCTTTAAATACATCCCACATTTCAATAATCAGATCTTCTTCTATCATTCTTCACCTTCATCTGTAATTACATTTGCTGTTGTGTTTATAACAGTATTATCCCATTCTTTCATAATGGACATGAGTTTATCTTCAGTCCATCCCTTGCGGAAAAATGCCAGAATCTCACCAGTCTCTTTACTAGTATACGCAAGTTTATTACCCACTTTGGATAGTACACCCATTTTTTCAAACATGTCAACCAATCCAGAGGTTGGACTCATGCCAGTACTGTAAGGAATTTTAACCTGTACATTTTCAAAAGGTTTAGCATATCGTGTTTTCATAATTTTACATGAACTACGAATGCCTAACACATCACTGACCTTGTTGCCATCGTCGTCCTCTTTGAGTTTGAGTTTTTTCATGGCAACTACAATACTTGATGCATAGATAAAACCCTGTCCGCCTGAAATTTTATCATCTGGATCAAACATATCTTGACTAGCGTATGTGTGATTAGTACAAACCATACCCACATTATAGTTACCAAACATGTTAACACAATTACGAACCAAGCTGGTCAGTGCTTTGGGTTTACGACCCATATCACCCTTCATCTCGCCTGCTTCAAACTGATTAACATCAGTTGGAGTCAACAACATTCCCAAACTGTCAATTACA